AACTTCATTCAACTTAACTTTATTGCTACAAGAACAGGCGTTGCCTTTTCAGAAGTAGCAGGCGCATAGGAGGGATAAAAAATGGCAAATATAAATGACTTTAAAGCCCGACTAAAAGGCGGTGGTGCAAGAGCCAATCAGTTTAAGGTAACTTTACCTTTTCCTGGTTACTCAGCAGTTGGTGGAGAAACGGCCGACTTAGCATTCTTATGTAATGCTACATCAATACCTGGGCAAAATCTTGGTACTGTTCCTGTAAACTTTAGAGGAAGAATACTGAACCTAGTCGGTGATAGAACATTTAATCCATGGTCTATTACTGTGTTAAACGATACGGACTTCAAAATTTACAGAGGTCTAGAAAGATGGATGAACGGAATGAATAACATGACTGATAACGAGGGGTTAACTAATCCTTCAGATTATCAAGTTGATATATTCATTGACCATTTAGACAGAAACGGAAGTACTCTTAAATCTTATACTTTAAGAGGTGCATTCCCAACTGCTCTAGATGATATCGCACTAAACTATGGTACTAATAATGCTATTGAGGAGTTCGGTTGTTCATTTACATATCAGTATTTTGAAACAGATACTACTACATAATAACAAACAAGTTATAAGGAAAATATAATATGGTACAATTACTTGGCTTCCAAATAACACGACAAACTGACGATAAGGAGAAACCGGCGGAGGCCAAACAGGCCTTCACGGTTCCTTCTCCTGATGACGGTACAACAACTATATCTGCTGGCGGTTACTTTGGCCAATACTTGGATATGGAAGTTACTGCGAAGAATGATGTTGATTTAATTAAACGATATAGAGAAATTAGCCAACACCCAGAGTGTGATATGGCAATTGAAGATATCATTAATGAGGTTATAGTTTCAGATGAAAGAGACCAATCAGTCTCAATATCTTTAGATAAATTAGCAGTTTCAGAGAGTATCAAGTCAAAAATTCGTGATGAGTTTGACGAAGTTATGAAGTTATTAAACTTTGACGAAAAAGGTCACGATATATTTAGAAGATTTTATATTGATGGCCGTATATACTTTCATAAGGTCATAGACCCAAAAAGTCCACGAAGAGGCTTAACAGAACTACGATACATTGATCCACGAAAAATTAAAAAGGTTCGTGAGGTTACAAAGAAAAGAGATTCAAAAGGTAAAGGTGTTGAGATTATAGAAAAAACTGCCGAATGGTTTGTCTATAATGAAAAAGGAATATCATCAGCAAATTCAAATGCTGGTCTTAAAATTTCTGCTGACTCGATATCTTATGTTACATCAGGTGTAATCGACCAAACCAAGAATATGGTTATGGGTCATTTACATAAGGCAATTAAACCTGTTAATCAATTGAGAATGATTGAAGATGCTGTTGTTATTTACAGAATAGTAAGAGCACCCGAAAGAAGAATATTCTATGTTGATGTAGGTAATCTACCAAAAGTAAAAGCAGAATCTTATTTAAGAGATGTTATGGCAAGATATAGAAACAAACTTGTCTATGACGCTGCTACAGGTGAGATACGAGACGACAGAAAACATATGTCTATGCTTGAAGATTTTTGGTTACCTCGTAGAGAAGGTGCAAAAGGTACCGAAGTTACTACACTACAAGGTGGACAAAATCTTGGTGAGATTTCAGATGTACAATACTTTCAAAAGAAATTATACAAAGCATTGAATGTTCCTATTTCAAGAATGGAATCAGAAAATGGTTTCAATATGGGAAGAGCTGCTGAGATTACAAGAGACGAACTTAAATTTACGAAGTTTGTTCAGAGATTACGAAAACGATTTACACAGTTGTTTCATGATATACTTAAAACACAATTAGTTTTAAAAGGTATTATTACAATTGAAGATTGGTCAAGAATTAAAGAGCATATACAATATGACTATCTTAAAGATGGATATTTTTCTGAGTTAAAAAACGCTGAAATGCTTAGAGAAAGACTTAATCTTGTAAACGAAGTTAGTCCGTATATAGGTAAATACTTTTCTGTTGAATATATCAGAAAGAACGTATTAAGACAAAGTGATGATGACATTATCGAGATTGATGGTCAGATTCGCAACGAAATTAAACAAGGTATTATCGCAAATCCAGAAGGCGCACAAATGGAAGATGACGAAGATACTGATATAAATATAGGAGATAATTAATTATGTCAAATGATAATGTAAAAGCAATGGTTGATTCACTAGCAGACGGCGATAATATCGCAGCTCAAGACGCATTTAAAAATGCTCTATCAGATAAAATAGGTAGTGCTTTAGATGATAAAAGAATGACAGTTGCAAATGATTGGTTGAACGCAGCTCATGAAACAGAAGATTTAGATAATAATACTGTTTTGAGTGGTTCGGTTCAAGAGACAGAACCTACTGAACAAGAAGCAGAGGCACCTGTTGAAATAGACAATGACGAGGAACCAAATGAACAACCTGTCGTTTCAGAAGTTTAAAGGACAATTATCTGAACGAAGGTATAGTGGACCTGAAAAAGGTAAGGCGTATAATACATTATCGCCAAAGATGAAGGCTGCTGTAGATGATGTTTATAGTATGATTGATAAGACCTCTGACCCTCTTATAGGAAAAGTTGAAGGTATTATTAGTCAAGTGGCTAAAAAACATGGGATTAATGTGTCAAGTATAGAAAGATACATTGATAACGAAACAATAAAGTAAAGGAAATAAAAAATGGCAATTGCAACAAGAACGCTCAGAGATACAGTAGTAGAAGCTTCTGGTGGTGCGTCAGGTGGTAAAGTTACTGTTCTAGTAAACATGGACGATAACACTACTGCTAACTCAAATATATTAGACGCAAGTGGTTTATCAGGTCATGCTAATGGTGCAAAACTAGATATTACTAGAATATGGTGGTCTTTAGTACAAGGTACTGCTGATGATAATACAGGTCATGTACAGATACAATTTAAAGGTGCTTCAACAGATACTATCGCAATTCAACTTGCTGGTACAGGTCACTATGATGGTACTGCTGGTAAAATTACGAATAACGCAACGAATACAACAGCAACTTCAGGAGACCTAGAGTTAAGTGCTTTTGGAACTTCTGGTAGTGTAATTATCGAATTAAGAAAAGACGAATCATTTACTGCATAGTAGATAGGATTTTCTATGGCGATTACAAACACAGCTATTGTTGATACCGCTTCGAAGTATATTGTACAATCGAAGGGTATCAAGGATGAAACAGACCAAATAGTAGTTGACGCTGAAAAACTGGTTAGTGGCACAAACAAATCATTAGTAAATTTGATTGAGTGTCATTTTCAGATAAAAGGCACAGGCACTTTAAAGTTAAGTGCTGAAAGTGAAACAAATGATTTGAGTTTTACTGGAAATGGTAAATATGGATTACGACCTGACCAGTTAAAATTTGGGAATGATAAAATAATAAAATTAACAACTGATTCAAATGTTGAGAGTTATTTGTTAATTACAGAGTTTAGGAGAAAATAAAATGGCAGATGTAGTTACAACACAAACGATAGCAGATACCGTAGGTGTAAAAACAGTAGTCAAGATGACTAATATAAGTGATGGTTCAGGTGAAACACTTGTAACTAAAATGGATGCTAGTGCTTTGAATTTTATGTCAGAGGATGCTGAAAGAGTTATTTCAAAAATTTGGTGGGCAGTTAATACAACAAATGGTAAATCTGGTGTAGAGTTATTGTGGGCAGGTAGTGGAACAAGCTCTGCTAATGCAACGATAGGGTTTTTCTCTGGTCGTGGCTATCATGATTACTTTACTTCTGGTAACAGTATTCCTAATAATGCGACATTGACAGCAAATACATCTCCTGCAGGTGATATATTATTATCAACTAAAGGTTTCGTTGCAGGCGATAACTATACAATTATATTAGAAGTGAGATAATGGCAAAAAAGAATAAAGATTATTCAAAAGCAATTCTAGAAAGAATTATAGGAACGAAATCTAGAACTTATCTTGCAGATGAATTTAAAAGAGCATTTGCAGAAAAGTATGGAATAAAAAAAGAAGAAATGAAAAGAGAGGTTGTAGATAAAATTTACAACAATAAAGAAAAGGTGGAGAAATGAAACTAATTACAGAAACAATTGAGAGTATCGAAGTCTTAAAAGAAGATAGAGGCAACGGTAAAAAAGATTATAAGATTCGTGGTGTCTTTATGCAGGCTGATATCAAAAACCGTAATGGTCGAGTTTATCCAGTCCAAACTTTAGCAAAAGAAGTTGCACGATACACTAAAGAATTTATAAACAAGAAACGTGCTTTCGGTGAACTAGGACATCCTGACGGACCAACAGTTAACCTTGAAAGAGTTTCACACATGATTACTAGTCTTAAACCAGAAGGTAAAAACTTTATAGGCGAGGCTAAGATAATGGATACCCCTTATGGTAAAATCGTCAAGAATTTAATTGACGAAGGTGCTCAGTTAGGTGTATCTTCAAGAGGTATGGGTTCTATTCAACAAATGCAAGGAAGAAACATTGTTGGAAAAGACTTTTATCTTGCTACTGCAGCTGATATAGTTGCAGACCCATCGGCACCTGATGCTTTCGTAGAAGGTATAATGGAAGGCAGAGAGTGGGTATGGGACAACGGCGTACTGAAAAGTATGGAAGTTGAACAATATAAGGAAGAGATTGAACGAACTAAACGCAAAGAACTTGCCGAAGTAAAAGCAAATATCTTCAAAGACTTCTTATCAAAATTTTAAAACCTACGCAGCTAATTTAAAAAGCGTAGGGTTTAAGATGGTAAGATGTATAAATAATAGTAATAAGAAAAATTAATTAATTTTTAAATATTAAGGAGAGACCGAATGTCTGAAACCGAAGTAAAAAAAGAGTTAGATACGGTAGAAGAGCAAATTAAAAATGCGGCTAACAAAGACGCAGCTCCAGCTGAACCTAACCACCTTAAAAATGACGCAGAGGATCTTGGTGCTCCAGTTGTAAAACCAACTGACAGTAACCCAGACGCTACGAAAAAGGTATCTAAAGTATCGGACCAGGTTAATAAGGATGCGAAAGATGGATCTTTACCAAAAGACCAAAAACCATCTGCTATGAAGGAAGAAGAAGTAGAAGTAAAAGACGGCGTAGAAACTGTTGCTGAAACTGCTGCTGAATCTGAAATGGATATTGACCTATCTGATGATGTTAAGGCATTAGTTTCAACAGACGCTGACCTATCCGAGGAATTCAAGGAAAAGGCTGCGACTATTTTTGAAACTGCTGTTAAAACAAGAATACAAGAACAGGTTAAAGTACTAGAGGCTCAGTATGAAGAAAAACTTTCAAAAGAAACTGAAACAGTAAAAGAAGCTATGGTCGAAAAAGTTGACTCATATCTAAACTATGTTGTTGAAGAATGGATGAAAGAAAATGAATTAGCAGTAGAAAGAGGTATTCGTACTGAAATTGCTGAGGACTTCATTACTGGACTTAAATCTTTGTTTAAAGAACATTATATTGATGTTCCAGAAGAAAAGTACAATGTACTGGAAGACTTAACAAATCAATCAAAAGATTTAGAAGCTAAACTTAACGAACAGATTGAAAAGAATGTAAATCTGACGAAAGAAGTTTCTGAATTCCATAAGAGACAAGCAATTCTAGAAGTAACTGCTGATTTAGCAGAAACAGAAAAAGAAAAGTTTGTTTCTATGGCTGAAAATGTTGAGTATGATAGTGCTGAAAAGTTTAGAGAAAAGTTAGAAACTATTAAAGAATCTTACTTTCCTAAATCAAAAATAGAAGAAACGGCGTCTAAAGACGAAGTTGATTCTGTGGCGGCGAATGAGCCAGCTGTTGAAGCTAGTTCGGATGCTATGGCTGCATATACAGCCGCAATATCAAAAAACCTTAAGGCTTTATAGTTTTAATGTTTTGTTTAAATGTAAATAATAATAAGGAGAGATAAAAATGTATCTTACTGAAAACTTACAGGAAAAGTGGCAGCCAGTCCTAGAACATCCAGATTTGCCAAAAATCGAAGATGCTTATAAAAGAGCTGTAACTACTGTGATTTTAGAAAACCAAGAGAAATCAGTTAGGGAAGACCGAAGCTTTATGGCTGAGGCTGCACCTGCAAACGCAACTGGTTCATCTGTTGACAACTGGGATCCAGTATTAATATCACTAGTTAGAAGAGCTATGCCAAATCTTATCGCATACGATATTTGTGGTGTACAACCAATGACTGGTCCAACAGGTCTTATTTTCGCTATGAAATCAAGATTCGGTTCACAAGCTGGTGCAGAAGCACTATTTAATGAAGCTGATTCAGATTTCTCTGCTAGAGACGCTGCTGGCGACACAGGATCACCTGACGCACAATCAGGTACTAACCCTGCAACATTAAACGACTCACCATCTGCTGGAACTTACACAACTGGTTCTGGTATGACTACTGCTCAGGCAGAAACACTTGGTGATGGATCTGATGAGTTTGCTGAAATGGCTTTCTCAATCGACAAAGTAACTGTTACTGCAAAATCTAGAGCTCTAAAAGCAGAGTATACTATGGAACTTGCTCAAGACTTAAAAGCAATCCACGGTCTAGACGCTGAAACAGAACTTGCAAACATCCTTTCAAGTGAAATTCTTGCTGAGATTAACAGAGAAGTAGTAAGAACTATTTACTCACACGCAAAAGCGGGTGCTCAAGTAAATACAACTACTGCTGGTATCTTTGATTTAGATACAGACTCTAATGGTCGTTGGTCAGTTGAGAAGTTTAAAGGGTTATTATACCAATTAGAAAGAGACGCTAACGCTATCGGTCAATTAACAAGAAGAGGTAAAGGGAACATTATTATTTGTTCTGCTGATGTTGCTTCTGCTTTACAAATGGCTGGTGTTTTAGATTACGCTCCTGCGTTAAACTCTAACTTAAATGTTGACGATACTGGTAATACTTTTGCTGGTGTACTAAACGGTAAATTCAAAGTATATGTTGATCCATATGCAGCGAATATATCTGCTAGTCAATACTATGTTATTGGTTACAAAGGAACGTCACCTTACGATTCTGGTTTATTCTATTGCCCATATGTTCCACTACAAATGGTGAGAGCAGTTGGTCAAGACAGTTTCCAACCAAAAATTGGATTCAAAACTAGATACGGAATGGTTCAAAATCCTTTCGCTACATCAAACGGAACTGGTGCACTTGATAACTCAGGCGCAGTTGCTGCTGGTGAACAAAACTTATACTACAGACGAGTTAAAGTTACAAACATTATGTAATTTCGATTCCTCTCGAAAAATAAAGAAAGGGGCTTCGGCCCCTTTTTTTAAGCCTTTTCTGGAAAAAAGATTGTCATAGCCGCCGCCTGAGACGGAAAAGAGAACACGGTCATATGATAGTACCCCCTAAAAACTATTATAAATAGTAGTATGACAACAACAAATGTAATTTCAAGAGAGCCTTCTAAAAGTGATTATGCTAGTCCTATTCAGTTTAGATTTAAATGTACTAAACTGCCACTAGTAGAATTTTTTGTACAGAGTGCTAATATACCTGGTATATCATTAGGTTCAGCACAACAAAATACACCTTTGATTGATGTTCCTCTACCAGGTGATAAAGTAACTTTTAGTTCTTTAGATATGTCATTTCTTGTTGATGAAAATTTAAATAACTTTAAAGAAATACATGATTGGATACTTGGTTTAGGATTTCCTGATAATCACACACAGTTTCAAGATTTACAATCTGCTGGTTCAGATAGATTTCCTGGTTCTACTAGAAGTACGGCTGCAACAGGAACAAATACACCACAACCCCTAAATGAAGGTGGTATATATTCAGACGCAATACTTACAGTTTTAAATAGTAAGAATATTGCTAAAACAGAAATAAGATTTAAAAATGTTTACCCAACAAGTTTGGGTGGTTTAAATTATGATGTAAGGCTAACTGATGTAGATTACATAAGTGCTACAGTTAGTTTTAATTATACAAGTTACGAAATAGTACAAATTTCTACTACATAGTAGAAAAAATATAGGATGGTATATTATGGCGACAGCGTTTTGCTTTGGTAATGGTAATTCTCGCAAAGGTCTAAATCTAGACGACTT